AACAGTGCTTCAGCTTCCCGGTCACCGTGACTGCCGCTCAGTGGGATGTGATCATCGGGTCCGGTGGCACCGCAGGGACCACCTCTGGCGCCGGCACAGCATCTGCAGCAGGGCAGGCCGGATTCTTCATTGTCGAGTACCTGTCTTGAAAGTCCATCAACTGATCACCCGCGACGAAGGTATCACGAATCCCAAGCGTTCGGTGTGGGGCGTCACGTTTGCCCTGCGCTGGGGGGATGTGTGCCACCCGCTCGGACAGGGCGATTGGTTCAAGCCTCCGTACTTCAGCCGGGTGCTGCGGTTCTGGTCGTACTTCCCGCTTCCGTTCGTTGCGTGGAATCTCTGGGGCTGGCGCGGCTACCTCGGCGCGAAGGTCTACGGCGTCGACTCCCCGGCGTACAAGAACTGGATCGCACCGGACGAGGTGTATGACGGTAGCCAAGCAATACAATTTTCTGGACGCCTCAAAATATCTGACTAAGGAGAAGCAAAATGACCCCAAACATGACTTATGGATCGCCCATGCCTGCTGCCAGCGTTAAGGTAGCCTATACCGGCACCGCAGGCACAACCGCTGCTGTCAGCGCCAATGCGGTTGCTGTCAGGATCGTTGCTACCACGGACTGCTTCATCGAAATCTCGACTGCCGGAACTGCTGCTGTTGCGGATACTGGCCTGTACCTTCCGGCGCTGGTGCCTGAGTACTTCTCATGCCCTCCGTCTGCCAAGGTATCGGCTATTCAGGTTTCCTCTGGCGGCACCGTATACGTCACTCCGTTCGCGTAAGGATTCGCCATGATCGTTCTGCCTGGTCTTCGACGGTTCATAGGTGGGGTCGGTAATCTATTCCGGTCTGCATCCTTCTCAGCCCCCCTGACGCACAGTCTCGTCTTGGAGCGAGGCACCGGCACCCCCACCTTCACCCGCACCACTACCGCGACTGTCACAGACAACGAAGGCATCCTGCGCACGGCTATTGCGGGTGAGGCGAGGTTCGTTGGGGCGCGGAGGGTGAGGAATTTGGTTGCAGGAAGCAGCGAAGATTTCACCAATGGAAATTGGGTAAAAGACAACGTAACGGCGAGCGCAGACACGCTCACTACGTCAGCAACTACGGCAGAACATCGTGTCTATCAGAACCCTGCAAACACTCTAGCGAGTAGCATTGCCGTTGACGCCAAAGCAGGCACAGCAAATTTTATTGGTGTCAGCAAAGGCACTCTCGGCCTATACGCCACATTCAATCTGTCAACAGGTGCGGTTGTTGCGTCTGTTGGAGGAACTGCTGCAATCACTTTGACCTCTGACGGTTGGTACAGGTGCTCTATTACTGGGCCAATCAACTCGTCATTCCACATGGTTCACGTAGGGGAAAGTTCTGCTAATGCAGTTCCCGGCACGGTGTATCTTGGAACCGGGAAAACGGTACAAGTCAGGAAAGCACAACTCGAAGACATCACAGGCCGCACCGACCAGACTACGCCGAGTTCCTATGTTTCGGTGGGGGTTCTCTCCGCACCATACCACGGCGCAGGCGTCGATGGCGTCGAGTATTTCAACACAGACCTGACGGGTGCTGCCCTCCCCACAGCCTACACCTATGACAGCGTGAGTCTGAACGGTGTGGCGGGAACGTATGTCTCGACGCCGGATAGTGTGGCTGCTTCGATCACAGGGGATATTGATATTCGGGTGAAGGCTGCGCTGGCAGATTGGACGCCTGCTAACTACACAGGGTTGGTTGGCAAGCTAATCACAGCGGGTCAATACTCATACATTCTTTATGTAGACACAGGCAGCACTGGGAAATTGCTTTTGCAAAGGAGCAACGATGGCACTGCTGTTATCCAAGCATTGTCTACTGTGGCGACTGGAATTACAGACGGTGCAACCTATTGGGTCAGGGTGACATACGCATCGGCTACGGGTGCGGTAACTTTCTACACATCTAGCGACGGCGCTACTTGGACTCAACTTGGTGCAGTAGTTAGCACGGCAGTGGGAACCATATTTAACGGCACTGACATAGTTACGATTGGCGCGCAGTCAGCAGGGTCTATATCTGTTACCGGCAAAATCTACCAAGCCCAAATCTACAACGGCATCGACGGCACCCTCGCAGTAGATTTCGACGCATCCCGTTATGCCGGTGGCACTACGCTGCCAGGCAGCACGGGTGAGACTTGGACGCTACAGGGTAATGCGAAAATCCACCCGACGAACTCTCCGAACCTCGGCTATCTGGCAGAGGCGGCGGGGACGAATCTGTGCCGCCAAAGTCAAGATTACACAACGACATGGGCTTTGACTGCTGGTGTAGCTGTAGTAGCGAATCAATACACCGCTCCAGATGGGACGCTGACGATGGATCAGCTAAAGACTGTGGCTGGGAATACACAGCACTATCTGTCGATGGACGGCATCACCTACACCAGTGCCGCTTACACGCATTCTGAATATCTGAAGTATGACAATCATCGCTACGTCGGGTTAGTTATCTATGATGGCACGAATGTCAACTGTGCGGTATTCGACCTATTGAACGGAACGACAGGCGCGGTCAGTGCTGGAGTGACTTCCAGAATTGAAGCCACCAATGTGGCCGGTCTGTACCGTTGCAGCGTAACAGCAACCGCCGTTGCCATCGTTGGTTTCTATGCGTTTATCACACTGAATAACACCAACACAGCAACGCTTGAAACATGGAACGCTGCTGGAACTGAGAAGGTGGGTGTATGGGGCGCACAAGTCGAACTCGGCTCCGCTGCCACCAGCTATATCCCAACGACCACAGCCGCGGTGACGCGGAATGCAGATGTGCTTACTTTCCCAACTGCCGGAAACGTGAGTGGAACCACTGGAGCTATTTACGCAGAAGGAACTTGGAGTGTTACCGGAACAAACGGAGGATTTGTAGATACCGATAGCACAGGCAATCGCGGGTTCATGATTACCACGCCAGGCGTACTTGATTTGTACGATGGAACTTCCCAGAACACCTCACCTGCTGCTCCGGTTATCCGATCAACACCGGCTAAGGTTGCGGCAACGTGGGGTGGGTCGGCAAAGAACTGCGTGTACGCAGGGACACTAGGCACTCCTTCTGCGTTCGATGGGGATATGAACATCGGGGCAAACATGAGCGTCGGCATTCGTGGAACTACTGCTGGCGCACAAAACCTTAATGGCACCATCCGCAACGTCCGTATCTGGCAACGCGCTCTCAGCAGCAGCGAACTCCAAGCAATCACGCGATGAAATCCCTCCTGCTCATCCTCCTGCTCGCCGGTTGCAATGGTTCCTCGGTGCTGAGAGGCAGCGGGGAGGTTGCTCCGACTCCAGCCGGCCATGCCAAGCTGTGCGCTGAACAGCCGACGTTTCCAGGGTGTCCGAAATGAGCATCAGCTACAACGATCTGAAGGTGGTCAACACCAAGGTCAATCTGCTGCCCTATCAGTCAGAGGTCGGTGACGATTGGACGCCTGCCGTGGATGGTGGTGACTGCGACAGTTACGCCACTGCCAAGATGCAGCGCCTGATCGCTTACGGCTGGCCGGAACGCTCCCTGCGCCTCGCGTGTTGCTTTGTCGAGCGGAGTGCCGGGGAGAAGCGGAACCGCTATCACTGTGTCCTGCTGGCTGACATCGACGGACAAACCTACGTCCTCGACAACAGATTCCCGCTGCCGATGGAGTGGGCCTTCTTGGATTACGAGTGGCACAAGCTGCAAATCCCCGGCACCCAGACTTGGGAATGGGCGCAGGGCGCTGACAAAACGATTTCGTAGCATAACGCACCGGCTCCAGAGAGAGCAGGAAGGAAGAAGCAAATGGAAACGCAGACTGTAATCAACATCGTGATCGGGGCTTTTGGAACGCTTCTCGGGGCCATGCTCAAGGCCGTATGGGATGCGGTGAAAGACCTTCAGTCTGCGGACAAGATCATCGTCAAGGATGTATCGGAACTCCAGGTTCTCGTCGCTGGGACGTACATCAAGCGGGACGAGTTCGAGAAACTCTCCCAAGCAATTTTCTCCAAACTCGACAAGATCATGGAGAAGTTGGACGCCAAGGTGGATCGGAACGAGTGTGAGCGGTTCCACGACAAATGATCCTGGAACTGATCCGCGATGACGAGTTACCCACCCGTACCTTCGGGAAGTTATTTGTCGACGGGAAGTATTTCGGTGAGACTCTTGAGGATACCGACAGGGAGATTGAAAAGGGTGGGCTGAAGGTCTATGGCGAGTCTGCCATCCCACAGGGGCGCTACCGGGTGATTGTCTCTGTCTCCCGCAGGTTCGGTCGAGAGATGCCAGAGGTTCTGGATGTGCCTGAGTTCAGAGGCATCAGGATTCATGGCGGCAACGGGCCGGAAGATACCCTCGGATGCCCCTTGCTTGGTCAGGTCAGGACATCGACAGGTGTGGCGAACTGCAAGGGTATCAACGACCGACTGTTGATGATCCTCAAGGCCGCAGAGCAGCGTGGCGAGGAAGTCTGGCTGGATGTATCGTGAGTGACCTGCTCAACCATCGCATCAAGACTCTGATGCTGAACCTAGACGCAGCGTATCCATCGCAGGCGCGTGACGCGAAGCAAATGATTAAGGAGTGGAGGCGTGACCAACAGCCCAGATTTAATCTTGTTCGTTCTTGCCGTGACGATACCGATATTTCTTCTGATCGCCTACCTGACGATCCTGATGATGGATCTGCACTCGAAGGAGAACGATGATGAATGACACGCTGAAGTCCTTCCTCTCAGGACTCGCACCGACCTTAGCTTCGGCTCTAGGAGGCCCACTATTCGGCGTTGCAGTCGCAGGGCTGACCAAGATACTCGGCATCGACGGTGGCACGGTTGCAGACGTTACCAAGGCTATCAGTGACGGCAGGGTGACGCCGGAACAGGTGGCTGAGATTCGCAAGCTGGAGATGCAGTTCCAGGCTGACGAGAAGGAACGCGGATTCCGCTACGCTGAGTTGGAGTTCAAGGATCGTGACTCTGCCCGACAGATGCAGATTGCTACCAAGTCGACAACCCCGACCATCCTGACGTACATGATCACGGTGGGGTTCTTCACGATCCTCGGCCTGATGCTGTACGACGATGCCGTGGTCGATTCGCCCCCGCTGCTGATCATGCTTGGCTCCCTTGGTACGGCATGGACAGGGTGCATTGCGTACTGGTTTGGTACTACGTCGAACAGTCTGAACAAGACGAATCTGCTGGCGCAGTCAAAGCCCCCAAACCCCTAGCCTAACCTCTCCAGACAGTCCCTTCTTCAGCGCCCGGTGTTTCCGTGTCCTCTCGGTGGGGGTCATCTTCTGCGGTTGCTTGGCATCGCCTATACCGAGTCCCCACACCTTCGTACAGACGCCGGCCTTGCCTATCCTGCGCCAACTGACGATGTGAGTTACTTTGGCCTTGTGCAGCTTGCCAAGGATAATCCTGGCGTACTCCAGCGATGTGTCCAGTTGCTTCGACAACTCGTCGCATGACATGGGCTTGTCGTCTAGCAGTTCGATGGTCTTGCGGTACTGAGCAGGGACGAATGCGAGTCCTGTTTTGATCAGTGCTTCTTGTGCGGTCACTTCATATCTCCTAGTAGTACCCCCGCCACACCGCTGTCTCGCCGGTCCTATCAACGGATTGAAAGGTCGCAGCGGGGGCGAGGGTTCGTTAAATTCCTGCCTTCCACCACCGCAGCCACGCCTTGTCCGCTTCGGCAAGGTGCGTGTACATACAGCGTTGATCGTTGTACATCCCGGCGAGGTAGGCTTGCGCCATCTCATAGCCGTACCTGAGTCGAGCGAGGAGGCGGGTCATTTCTCCAACTCCTCGACTGCCGCCACAAGTTCTGGAGCACTGAAGAACGTCGCAGAATTAACTTGCCACTGCGCCGCCTCCACAACGGCGATCAGCTTGAGGATGGTGGTGGGGTTGGCGAGGGCGATGAATGTGGCATCTTCATCTTTCACATGTGTCCACTCGGACGACCCGACTATGGTGTTGTCACCGTAGCAGTGATTTGCCGGCGGTTGTGGTATCAGAGTTTGTATGCGGGTAGCTTCGTAGTTCCCACCATCTGATACTTTCCACGGCCCCGGTGTTGCTGCCTCTGCAGCGGCTTTCAGGTCAGCGATGTTCATGGCTTCTGGCTCCTGATGGCAGCGTGCCACCAATAGGTGAACTTGCTGTACCGTTCGTGCGGATAGCAGTAGGCTTGTCCTTCGCTCACGATTGCGCCTCTTTCATGGCTGCGTCGATGGCCATTTCACGGGTTGCATAACACGACAAATCGCTGCCTTGTGGGACACAGACCGCTAGGTGAGTTCGCTCTGCGCTCCTAAACCACTCGCCGTGCTTAATCATGTACCTTCCGCGCTCCGCATCCTTCCGCAGTTCCGCGACCTCGGCTTCTTCCTGCCGCAGTTTGTCTAAGTCGTTCTGGTGAGCGCGCCGTGATCCATCCCTTTCCGCTGTCATGGCGGCGAGCTTGTCTTGGAGCATCGTGTTCTGTTTCTCTAGACTTTCGATAAGCTCATCGCCACACTTGTCTTGCTCCGTCAGTTCCTCCACCTTGGCTTCCAACTTCCTGACCAGATCAGTCGGGGTGCAGGTGTGGATGCCGTGATGCAGGCTCTTCAGGCACCGTTGGCAGATCATCGACTTGTCCATCACTTCTCTCCCTTCTTGGCTGCGGCGAGCATGGCTTTGTAGATGGCAACTAGCCCAGACTCGAATACATCATCAGGCTCAACTTCCAACCATTCCCAATCTGCTTTACGTCCTGCCTTGAGCATCGCCTCAGTCGGCTCCTCCGGCACAAGCACCATGCCGGGAGGGATTGTTGGTGACAGGTAGAGTGGCTTCATGTGGAATTGTTCTGGTTCAATTACTCTGTCTGGTGGTTGATGGGTAAGCACTTCTTCACCGTTGATCTTGCTTGTATAACTCCACGCATACGGCTCCACGTCCTTGGTGTTGTACTGCAACGGACGGAAATCACCCAACTCTTTGACGCCTCCCATCAGGTAGCCACCTTGCTGAACGTAGGTCTTGTCGCCTATCGTTGTGGTGTTGTCGAGGTGGGTGCGGATTTCCTTGACCAGATCGACATACTGTGGGGCAGATTCCCACGTTGTTACCGTGCGATCTGCCTCGGTCAATGCTTCTACCGCCCTTAACAACAGTTCCCGGCTCATCTCACACCTCCCGCCGCTTCCCTTGTCTTCAGAAACATAGCCATCTCCTTCTTCGTTTTCGGATACGACATCTGCTGCGGGATCAGGACAGTCGGGCGGCAGGTAGCCTTACCCTGCTCGAATCCGTAGTCATAGACCGTGGCGATCATCAGACAGAAGGTGCTGATCAGGCACACCCAGAAGATGATCTTGTCACCGAGTCTTGATGGATCGCGGTTCATTTCCCTCTCCTCAATGCGACCTCAATAATCCCGTGCAGCGCGATCAGTTCCACCTTGGTCATCACGACTCGGGTGCTGTTGATCCACACATCGTAGTCGGTGGTGCCGGGGATGCGGGATATGGTGATGTTCACGGAACATGCCGCTCATGGTAAAGCTGCCATGCGTGATCGACCAACTCCTGCTCGACCTCGACCATCTGCTTCTTGGACAACTTCATGCCGCAGATGACATCCTCCAACTCAGGCCCACCCTCTGCCGGGTCGATCTGGGTAGCTGCACGGGGAGGTATCCAGGTGTAGCGCACCAGGACATTGTGTGGGGTGTCGTTCTCGCCATAGACGATGGTGTTGAACTCGCTCATTTCGCTTTCCTCCTCTTGCTCAGAAGTTCGCCGCCTCTGTAGTCGAAGACGGCGCAGACGTATTTGAAATTCTCATTGAGTTGCTTGTGGTACTTGATCATGAACCTGACTCGGTTTGCATCCAGGGTGAGCATCACAGCAAGCCCCCCAGCAGTTCGGCCCGTTCCCGCGACACACGCAAGCTGTTGTAGCGAGCGTGGAGCCGCTCCAGCACATTGATGCGGCGTGAGTGCTTCTTCTCATGCTCCAGCAGCACAAGAACCTGATCCTCGCGGAACTCATGCAGGTGGTGGTTCAATGTGCGCCAGTCCTTCAGCGCCGCCAACAGAACATCATTCATTTTGCAATCCTTCGTTCCAGTTCTTCGATCATCTTCACCGTCCGGTTGTAGCCCTTCAGCGAAGCGTTCTTGTTTCGTTCGCGCATCCGAAGTTCAACTTTCAGAACCTTCAACTTCAGTTTCAGATTGCGCTTGGGGTCATTATTATCCATGTCGTTTTCCTTTGTCAAGAACTTATTTACATTAAAGCTGCAACGGCCACATCCGACATATCGCGCTTGTCGCGCAATGCGCCCCACACTTGGTCATCCACCGTGTTGTTGGTCAGCAGCACATAGCACCACACGGCTTGCTTCTGCCCGCCCCGGTGCAGCCGGCCTATCGCCTGTTCGTACAGTTCCAGGCTCCACGGCAGCGTCAGGAACACCATCTTGTTCTGGCCTTGCAGGTTGATGCCGTGGCCGGCGCTCATGGGGTGGGCCAGCAGCAGTTCGATCTTGCCGTCATTCCACCGGGCAACAGCATCCTTATCGTCCAAGGTCTGCGCGTGAGGGTATCGCCGCTGCAACTCCGCGAGTTCTTCCTTGTACCAGTACCACACCAGCGTCGGCGCTCTCTGGTTCTCGCGCAGCAGATCGTCCAACAGGTCGAACTTGGTCGTGTCAAACCAATGCGGCGTCTTGGTGGTGATGAACTTGCCGGGTACGTCAGACGCTACCGTGGTGGTTTCATACACCCACCCTCCCGCCATCTGTTGCAGCTTGGCCGTGACCACGCCGGCATTGGCGGCTATGGCCGTCGCGTTGGGGAACTCCGCGATGAAGTCCTTCTTCATCTTCATGTACGGCTCACGGTTCGCCAGATCGCAACGCATTTCCACAATGTTCAACGGCGGCAATGAGTCAGCGTAATCGCTATTCTCCAATACGAACGTCAGGGGCTTGATACGATCCATGACCTTCTGTAGCGAACCAGGGCGAGGCGTCCAATCGCCAAACTGCGGATTGCTGCACCAGAAGTATTGCTGCAAGAACGCGCCCTTGCTGCGCCCGAGCACTTGCTGGTCGATGATCTTGACCTGACCAAACACATCCTCCAGACCGTTGCTGGTAAAGCTGCCGGTCAAGCCTATGCGTATCGGTATCTGGTCGATGATGGTGTGCAACGCCTTGAAGCGTTTGCCGCTGGCGTTCTTCAGCCGCGTGAGTTCGTCAAACACTACCCCGCCAAAATACTCGCCAATGTTGGGGAACTTCTCAACGAGCCATTGCAGTGTGTCGTAGTTGATGACGGCGACATCAGAGGGGCGCATTAGCGCCGACTTGCGAGTGCTGACAGCGCCCACGGCGACATTGACAGACAACTGGCCCCACTTCTTCGCCTCCTGCGGCCATACGTCCGTACAGACCCGCTTCGGCGCGATGACGAGCCACCGCTTGACGAGTTGCTGACTGACATACTCCTGCATAGCGGTGAGGGCGATTGCCGTTTTTCCTGCGCCAACTGCCGCCAGGATCAGCGAACGGTCACGCTCGAAGATGAAGTCAGCCGCGTTTTCCTGGTATGGTCTCAGACCAACCTTCCGCAAAGTCATCAATCTGCTCCTTAGTCCAAAGGCATAAATACTTCTGGTTTAACATCAGCATCTCGCCAGCGAAGATTTGCTGCAACGGTGACAACCTGCCACCCTTGGGGCGCTTCAACTCGACAAACCATGTCGAGCCATCTGGCATACAGGCGATGCGGTCTGATACGCCACGGTTCGATGGCGAGGTAAATTTCCATGACTTGCCGCCGCGCCGCTCGACCACCCACTTGAAGTAGTCCTCGATTTCTTTTTCTAACATTTCGTCACTCTAACGAAAAAAGTTCTTGACTGCAAGATTTTTCTCCGGTAATCTGCAATCTCCACTACAGTAAAGGACAGTAAATTATGAACGCAAATATGCAGCAATGGGCTGGCGAACTTCGCGCCAACTCTGAAACCATCGCTAATGTCATCCTGACATCTGATGGCTCCCCGTCTGACCTCCGCACCCTCACCAACCTGCTTACCAGCGTCCGTTGCGCTGCCGAGGCGATGAAGTCCAAGGTCGAAGTGGGAGATACGAAATGAGCCACTCCAAGATCGTCGGCGGCTCCACCGCCAAGCGCGTTATGGCTTGCCCCGGCTCAGTTGCACTCTGCAACAAGATGCCGCCCCAAGTCGAGAACGAGTATATGGCGAAGGGTACGCTTCTGCACAACGCGATGGATCGCATCTTCTCGTCTGACATCCCCCCGAAGTCCGTGATCGGTATGCAATACGCCGGGCAAGTGCTGACGGAGGAAGTCTATGAGGACAAGATCAGCGCCGCTATGTGTCTGGTCGATGAACTCGATCCCGCTGGCGACATGGAACTCGAAACCGAAACGCAAGTCGGCTTCGGCAAGCTGTTGCCGGATGTGTTCGGCACTACCGATGTCATTGGCCGGCTCAATGGCCGCGCCGTGGTGCTTGACTGGAAGTTCGGTGATGGTGTGCCGGTAGGTGCAGAGGAAAACGAGCAGTTGATGTTCTACGCTGCTGCTGCCATGCGTACCCCCGAAACGATGTGGGCCTTTGAAGGTGTTACGGAAGTCGAACTGGTAATCATCCAGCCGCCGCACATCCGTCGCTGGACTACCACGGTGGAGCGCATCCGAGCATTCGAGCAAGACCTGATCTGCGCCGTGTCTGCCGCACAGAAGCCGAATGCCAAACTGGTTGCCGGCGAGCATTGCCGCTTCTGCGCTGCCCGTCCGGTCTGCCCCCAGATCACAGGTGCTGTTGATCGGGCCATCAAGACCAAGATCGACGGTCTGGATGTGGCGCAGATCAATGCGTACTTGAAGAACGCCGATGTGCTGGAAGGCTGGATCAAAGACCTTCGCGCTCTGGCTTTTCAGATGATGGACAAGGGCGTAACATTGCCCGATTGGAAACTCGTCGCCAAGCGTGGCACACGCAAATGGACGAAGGAAGAAGATGCCAAGGCTGCACTGTTGAGCCTGGGCGTCAAGGAATCCGACATTACGGTTACTGAACTGCTGTCTCCCGCGCAGGCTGAGAAGGTGCTGAAGAAGCACAAGCTGGCCCTGCCGGAAGATGTGGTGGTGAGCGTTTCGTCGGGTAGTACCCTCGCGGAGCGGAGTGATCCGCGCCCTGAGGTCTTGCAAATCGGTCAGCAACTCGCTGGCCTTTCTAAACTAGTCTAGGAGTAAAGTTCAATCATGTCTTCAAATATCGTAGCCTTTGCAGGGGCCAATCTGCCGGCAGTTTCCTCCCTCTCCACCGCTTTGCGCTCCATCAGCAATGATGTCGGGCCGTCGGGCGTGGTCATCCTCAAGATGGACAAGACGGGCCATTGGGTGTTCGGTGCGGATCAGACCGAAGTGGAAGATGACTCCACTTGGGCCGTCAATCCGTTCAGCTTCGTGCATGGTTACATCGCGTGGGGTGATGGTGAGGTTCTCGGTGAGAAGATGACGGGTGTTGCTAACCCGTTGCCGGAAACCCCCGAAGCGCCCCCCGGTGCCAAGAAGGGATGGGAAGTGCAGATCGGCTGTTCGTTGAAGTGCCTGTCGGGTGAAGACGAGGGCATGGAAGCGCGTTACACCACCACCAGCGTCGGCGGCAAGAAAGCGGTGCAAGCTCTGGCCGTCGCCATTGCCGCACAGGTCGAGAAGGATCAGACCAAGCCGGTGCCGGTTGTGACGTTGGGCAAGGAGCATTACCAGCACAAGTCGTTCGGGCGTATCTACACCCCGCTGTTCACCGTGGAGGAGTGGATTCCGATTACCGGCGCTGCTGAACCGGAAGCCCCGGCTGCTGCGCCGGCACCGGAAGCGCCCCCCGTCGAGGAAGGCACTCGCCGTCGCCGTGGCCGTCCGGCTGCGGCTTAATCAACCAAGCGAAAGGAGCGGGGGCTACGGCCCCTGTTTTTACTTATGCCTATCGCCTGGGTTGATTTCGAGACACGCAGCAACTGCGACCTGCTGAAGAAGGGCGCGTACAACTACGCGCAAGACATCAGCACCGACATTCTGTGCATGGCCTACGCCATAGATGATGGCGAGGTTCAGTTGTGGCTACCGGGGCAACAGCTCCCTGACTTCACCGGCTACCAGATCAGGGCGCACAACGCCGCATTCGAGCGGTTGATCTTCTGGTACGTCCTACAGCAAGATTACCCGCTGGAGTCGTTCTACTGCACCGCCGTTCAAGCCGCTGCCAACTGCCTTCCTCGCAGCCTTGAGGATGTCGGTCGAGCGGTCAGCAGCAAGATGCGGAAGGACTACCGTGGCGCTGAACTGGTGCGGAAGTGTTGTATTCCTCCGTTCAACACGGAACTGCTACCGGAACTTTACGACTACTGTCTCCAAGACGTTCGTACCATGCGAGCAGTCAGTCAGTCCCTGCGTGACCTGACGCCCGAAGAACTGTCCGACTACCACATCAACGAGCGCATCAACGATCGTGGTGTGCTGGTCGATGTCGATTTGTGCAAGGCCGCGATGGGCTATGCCGCGCAGGAGTTGCAAGAAGCCCAGGCCGTGTTCCAAGAGATTACCGGCCTGCCATCGGTGCGCTCACCGCGCATGAAGGAATGGGTGTGGGATCGTGTCGGGACGGCAGCACAGAAGCTGATGAGCGGCCACGCGGTCGATAAAAATGGCAAACAGAAAAGGAGCATAGACAAAGATGTACGCAAGAACCTACTCACCCTCGCGGAAGAAAGCATTGAAGAAGTCTCGGAAGATGTGGCTGAGGTTATTCGGTGCGCCGATGACATTTGGGCAAGTTCGACTGCGAAGTTCGGCAGGCTTGCGAGCCTGGCAGATGAAGAAGACCACCGAGTACGAGGCGCGTTTGTATTCAATGGGGGCAGCGCAACGGGCCGCGCAGCAAGCTACGGGGCGCAAGTCCACAACTTCCCCCGCCAGTGTGCCGACGATCCTGCTGCCTTGCGAGATGCAATGGTCAAGGGTGTTGCCCTAGTCCCTGCATTTGGCCCCCGCGTATCGACGGTACTGAAGTCGATGCTGCGCCCGTCATTCATGCCGGCCCAAGGCAACGTGTTCGTCGTGGCCGATTGGTCGGCTATCGAAGGCCGCGTCAATCCGTGGTTAGCGAACACGGCGCAGGGTGAAGTCAAGCTGGACGTTTATCGCGCTGGTCGTGACCCGTACATCGTCAATGCTGCTGCGTTGTTTGGTGCGCCGTATGAGTCCGTTACCAAGGAACAGAGGTTCGTCGGCAAGGTGCAGGAGTTGGCGCTAGGTTTCTTGGGCGGTGCCGGCGCGTTCGCCAAGTTCGCCCCAGGCCATGACGAGGCATTCGTCGCCAAGGCAGTCAAGGCATGGCGGCGCGTCAATCCGTGGGCCGTCAACCACGGGCAACTGCTGGAGGAAGCCTACACCCGCGCCATGCGGAACAAGGGGCATGAGTTCAGCGCAGGGCGCGTCACCTATATGTTCGACGGTGAGCACCTATGGTACGCGCTGCCGTCCGGTCGAGTCTTACGCTACCCTTACGCCAAGATGGACGAAGATGGTGTGTCCTACCTCAAGGCGTCGTGGAAGCCCGCCGCTGGCGATTCGGAATGGCCGCGTGGCCGTCTTTGGAAGGGCTTGGCGCTGGAGAACACTACCCAGGCCACAGCGAACGATCTGCTGCGTAATTCGTTGCGGCAGATTGATGGGGTTGCCCTGCATGTGCATGATGAAATTGTGGTTGAGTGTCGGGCCGAGGATGCACCTTGCGTCAAGGCCGAGGTCGAGCGCATAATGTGCGAACCTCCACCGTGGGCTAAGGTGCTACCTTTGGCTGTTGAGGCAAAGATAATGACAAGGTATGGGAAATAGCCTTTAAAAACAAAACGGCCCCTGCCAGGGCCGTCTAACTACGGAGCAAACATGACTGAATTCCTAGATTATATCGCCGGCTTTGCTGGCGAGGGCGAAACAACCTTAATTGTCAAGCAAAAACCGACAAAAGAACAACACAAGGACGGAACAACCAAGCACGTTTGGCCGGCGTACCTGCCGAGCAAGTGGAAGGATGACGCATCAGCTTGGTACGGGAATACGGGAATCTTCGTTATTGACCGTTTCCAGAAGGGTAAAATCAGCGCCGGTTCCGCTATGGTCGAGTACGTTGGTTGCATGGTGCTGGACGACATCGGAACCAAGAGCAAGACGCCGGCCTTGCCGCCGACATGGATCATGGAGACAAGCGCCGGCAACTTTCAATGGGGCTACGCCTTCAGCGAACAACCACCGAAGGGCGAATACAGCGCCGCCATCATCGCCATCGCAGACGCCGGCTATACCGACCCTGGCGCAATCAATCCCGTTCGCAACTTCCGTCTGCCCGGTTCCGTCAATCTCAAGCCTACCGCTGGGCAGTTCGTTTCCCGCCTGGTCGAGTTCAATCCTGACCGTGAATACACCCTCGAACAGATATGCGCCGCCCTTGGCGTCACGCCGGCCCCGGCGGATACCGCGCAGCATAGGTCGATCAACGTGGTCGATGATGGCAAGGATGACGTATTCGCATGGCTCAACGCGGAAGGGCATGTCATCGAAGGCGTCAATGCTGCTGGATGGGCCGGCGTAGTTTGCCCCAATGCCGCCGAGCATAGCGACGGCAACCCGATGGGCCGCTATTCGCCGGTCAATCGGGCGTACTGTTGCCTTCACGCGCATTGCCAGGAGTGGGACACGGCGCGGTTTTTAAGTTGGGTCGAGGCCGAGGGCGGGCCGGCGCATCAGGGTGGGCTACGCTCCGAATTGCTGGCGATGACCATGCAGAGGGTTTATTCGCAGATCAAGCCCGGCGACATCTTCAGTAAGGATACCGACGCCGAGGCTGTTATAGCCGAGGTTGAGCAACGGGAACTGGCGCGGCTCAAGAAGGAGGAACTGCACGATTTTTTCGCTTACGTCGAGACTGATGACGCCTATTTTGACCTTGCATTCCGAAGGCTGAAGAAGCGAAAGACGTTTGACGCACTATATCGTCACCTCGACACAAGATCAAAATTCGGCAAGTCGCCCCGCATTAACGCCGGTATCTGGTTTGATGAGAACCGTTTCGCTCGTGGCGGCAAGGTGCTGGAAGGTTTGACATACGCCCCAGGAGAATCGGTGCTGGTAGTAGAAAACGGGCTTATATATGGTAACCGCTGGGTCGACGGCAGGCCGGCAGGTAAGGCCGGCGACATTACGCCGTGGCTTGATCTGTTCAAGCGTGTTGTCCCTAATGACGCCGAGCGCAAGCACATGATGGATGTAATGGCGTTCAAGGTGCAAAACCCAAGAGAAAAAATCAACCATGCGCTGCTGATCATTGGTGCGCCTGGAATCGGCAAGGACACCATATACGCCCCGTTCCTATACGCGGTAGGTGGCCCCGCTGGACGTAACACAACCGTTATCAGCGAAGGCGCATTCGAATCGCAATTCAACTGCTTTGTCGAGAATGAAGTCATATCGCTTAACGAATTGCGGCAACCCGAGGGCAAGGATCGTCGGGCGATGGAAAACAGGCTAAAACCTATCATTGCCGCGCCGCCTGAACGGATAGTAGTCAACCGCAAAAATCAACAGCCTTACGACGTAATCAACCGCATCCTGGTGTTAGCCGGATCAAACCATGATGTGCCTATATCCTTGCCCAGCGATGATAGGCGCTGGTTCGTTGTGAAAAGTAGCGCCGCGCCTATGGGCGATGATGAAGGCCGAGCGTTTTGGGCATGGTTGAAATCTAGTGGCTTTGACGCCGTGGCCTGGTGGCTGCAAGCCCGTGATGTTAGCGCATTCAACCCTGGCGCACGGCCTGCCATGACGGAAGCAAAGGCGCTAATGATAGAACAAGGGCTATCGAATGCAGAAGCATATCTATTGGAGCATATATCAGAGCGCCGTGGCGACTTTGCATCAGGCGCTATAGCAGGCCCGTGGCATGGCGTCATAGACCGCCTGCAAGGGCTTGCGCCTGCTGGCGTGAAACTCTACCCTGCTGCATTGTTTCATGCCTTCAAAGAGGCCGGGTGGGTAGATGCTGGCCGGGTCAAGTCGGCAGAGTACATGACCAAGCGCCACTGTTACCATGCGCCCGAATTGGCCGGCGTGAGCGCATCTGACTTGCGCCGGATGGTAGAGACTGCGCCGGTTCCAAAGACGCCGGCATTGGTTGCGGTGAAGTAGGTTCGCCAAGGTTCGCCAAGGTTCGCCAAAGAAAAAGCCCGCCAGGTAATGAGCACTGGCGGGCGAAAGGCGCGGGGAGCGCCGAGGGGGAAATTGGATTGTAGCCTAGTTTCGAATGATGATGAGGAACAAGGCGAGCAATAGTGCGCCGATTGAATGCAACATCATGCGCTCCTTGCTTTGGCGATAGCTTCAGCGCGTGACCATGCGCGAACGTAGGTGACAACGGCTTCGCCGTCAATCCATGCCCAGACGCCCCAGACGTTCGAGGGCGTACCCCAATATGCGCCGCCCTTATCGTACCCTTCGCCTCCACCTTGTCGCCGTGCGTGAAGCCGTTTAACGCCGATAAGGTTAGCGGGATTGTCGCCGTGCCGCCCCATTGGTGCGCCGTACTTTCCGCTAACTTCAGGGAATGGGTTAAATTGTTTCATGGTTCAACCTCCTAAAGCTGAAACCGGCTTGCATTCCATAACGTAAGCCGTATAAACCGCATATAACAATGTTTCCTTGCCTTCGCGCCATGCGGCAAGCTGCGATTCCGTGGCTTCATTGCCTTCTGTGTCTTCCATCTTGCCGCACTCGGTCCGGCCTACTTCGTCGCAGGCGTCAAGGGCAAGGTCGGAGACTTTGCAACCAATGAAGCCGGCAATCTTCGCCTTCATCTCGTCAAGCGTAGCCGTTCGGAGATGGTAGTCTATGAAACAGTCCGAACCGTTGCCGATGCAGCCGTTCTCGTAGTCGCCCTGCTCGGTGAATTTGTGGAATCCAGATATGGTGAACATGATTAAACCCCTTTCAAGTTAGAGTTGCGCGCCAGGCTAATCAGCCTGACAAAGTGTTTCATCCAATAGACTTGCTGCACCGGATCAGTCGTGGCCTGCTCGCAGGCGAATATCGCACGGGCTAGGTGGTGGAATTGTGCTTGGCTCATGGCATCAGCCTCCAATTGACCGAGCACTCGAACGGTACGCCGTGGTTCCACTTACGCATTGCTGGCGTGCGGTACAGGGTATACGGCCAGAAGGTATAGGATTTCATGACTGCAACACGCTATCAGCAAAGCAAAACACGTAACCGCCGCCCGCATCGCCAAACCTCATGTCGCTGATATTCCAGTTCAGCCCATGCTTGGCAACCAGAGCCTTGACAGCCTTGTAGTGCACAGCCTCATGACTAAGATCGTAAGGGTACGAGATGGTGGCCGATAAGCCTTCAAGAGTAAAAGCCTTGATGCGCGCTCCCTTACTATTGGTCGGGCCTAGGTACTTCGTGTATATCGCTTTCATGATCTGTTCCCTTTCAGAATTGCAGGTCGGCTACTTGGTCGATAAGATCGCGTGCGCAATCACGCGAATTAGTAGCGCGGTAGACGCGAGTGACACCCCAATCACGATAGCCGTAAGCGCCGCCAGTGTAGCTATTGTCGCCGGTCTGATAAGACCATTCGCCAGTCTCAGTGTTGACGCCAATGGTCAGGTCGATTCCAGGTTTGTCTTCGTCGTCTGCAATGTAGTCGGGGTCGGATTGCGGAACCTGGGCTTTAACGTGGCGAACCAATGCGGCGACATCTTTGATTGTTGGCAGTTTCATGATCTGTTCCCCTTCAAGTTTCCCGCGTCAATGTGCGCGGTATGATTGAACTATAGCAAGGGATTTCCTTACTGTCAAGCGTTTTTTGTGCTTTTCATTAAAATAATTGTAAGGGATTAATTTAACTGCCAATTATGGTCATGGCCTGGGTAAGGAATGGTCAAGCCAATGACCATCTGCGCGGCCTAGTGGCACGCGGGGCGCGGGGCTTTATGGTCATTATGGTCATTTAATTAGAACCCTTTGAAGTAATGAAATAGTGTAGTAATATAGTAGGGTATTATTGCTCCCGTGCGTTATCGCTCCCGCTCCGACTTGAAAACGCTCCAGGATGACCATCCGTGACCATAAACCGATTCGGGGCGCATCCTGCCCCATACGCCACCGTGCTATCTGCCCCTAGTTGGCGGGTCATTATCGCTCCACACCCAGTTAAATGGCCATGGCCATTTTGACCATTGACCATACGCTCCCTGGCACTAGCTGCTAACTAACTGCTGGATATCAACCGATTGATGTCCAACAATCTACGGCAGTTAGCTGGAAGCCTGATAGTTGAGGGCTGAAGGTGATGGAGGGAGGGGGGGGAGAGGGGGGGGTGTTCGCGGCAGGCCGGGGCTTCGGTTTGAGACTCTTGCGGTATGCCTCAATCTATAAGCCCACAACCGCCACTTGACCGGCTACTGACTATCCGCTACGCTATCCACCATGTTCATGTCCCTCCCTTTTGAGCCAAGGAATGTCCGTGCTACTGAGGCGCGGCTTACTCGTATATATGAGGGGGCGCGACTTGGGTTGAAAAAGGACAGGTTGGCAATGTACGCCGGCATGTTGCCTGTTGAGTTCAGCCAGTTGAAGCAACTCGACCCTGTAGTTGAGATAGCAGAGCTGAAGGGGCGCACAGATGCAGAGGTCGATATGGCGCAGGTAGTGCGTAGGGCTGCGCTTGAAGGAGATGCAAAGGCTGCGCTGTCTGTACTTCAGCACCAGCACGATTGGACGGCGAAGCAGGACACTGGCGGCGGCGGGATTACTGTGGTGGTGCAGCGGGGGGTTACTGCTGAACTGACCGTCGGGGGGGTACTTCGCGTTGGCAACGACACAGATAAAGGATACCAACTATCCACCACCGTAGAGGGTGAATTGGTTGGCTGAAATAACCCTTCCACACCAATGGACTCCCCGGCCATACCAGAGGCCGTTGTGGGAGTATTTGAGTGGTGGTGGTAAGAGGGCGGTAGCCAAGTGGCATCGCCGTGCTGGTAAGGATGAGGTATTCCTGCACCACACGGCATGTGCGGCGCATGAGCGGATTGGTAACTACTGGTACATGTTGCCGGAGTACAGTCAGGCGCGTAAGTCGATGTGGGACGCTATCGACGGACACTCAGGGAAGAAGCGGATTGACAGGGCATTTCCGCAGGAGATCAGGAAACGGACGCTGGATCAGTCGATGATGATCGAATTCCATTGCGGGAGTACGTTCCAGTTGGTTGGTAGTGATAATTTCAACAGTCTGGTTGGTTCCCCACCTGTAGGGTTGGTATTCTCTGAGTATGCGATCAGTCAGCCGAGCAGTTGGGGCTACCTGATGCCGATTTTGGAAGAAAACGGTGGTTGGGCGGGGTTTAACTCGACGCCACGGGGCAAGAACCACTTCAAGAGGTTGTGCGAGTTTGCTCAGAATGAGCCGGGGTGGTTCTTTAGCTCGCTGAATGCTGACGAGAGTGGGATATTCTCGCCTGAACAGTTGAGTTCGATTCTGAGGCAGTTGCAGGCAGAACATGGCGACGAGTATGGAATGGCCCTGTTCATGCAGGAATACTACGTTTCGTTCGAAGCGGCGATGCCGGGGGCTATTTGGGGTGATTGCATCTCGAAGTTGGAGGCCAACGGCAGGGTGCAGACAGAGGCCACTCCGGTAGTGGTGCCGCACACGGATGGATACCCGGTATTTACTGGAAGTGACTTGGGCTTTGACGATGACACGGTGTTCTGGTTCTATCAGGTCATTGGTGATGAGTTGAATGTGATTGATTACCTTGAGGACAACTTCAAGGATGTCGAGTTTTACGCTCTGGCGCTGAAAAACAAGCACGATCAGCTTGGATACCGATATGGGACACACTGGCTACCGCACGATGCCCGGCCACGGACTATTGCGGCGGGTGGTAAGTCGATCCTGCAGCAGTTCATTGAGTTCAACAAGGATCACAACGACTGTTTGGGCCGGTTTGCGATTGCGCCAAGGCTGGATGTGCAGGAGGGTATCCAGGCAGCACGGGCTACGTTGCCTAAGTGCAGGTTTGATGGTGACAGGTGCGAGATAGGGATTGACCACCTGAAGGCATACCGGCGTGAGTTCGATGAGGAAAACAATGTGTTTGCCTCGACGCCGAAGCATGACGGGGCTAGCCACGCGGCAGACGGGTTCCGCACAGTGGCGGTGACATGGCGCAGATCGAAGGCGCTGACGGCAGAACAGCCGTTCGAGCAGAGGCTGATGGCTGGCAATGTTGTTGGTCTGCACATGGGTCAGATCAAGAATGACCACTTCAAGCGAATGAGGATGGCGAGGAGTGGTGATTGATTTATTGCGAGATATAGAGTATTTTTGCGTCCGTCAGGCGAGGATTCCGATGGAAACCGCTGAGACATAAGGAAAAGATATGGCAAACATAACGGTAGACAAGAAGAAAGAGCCTTCGGAAGAAGTCAGGCACTGGTTGGGCGAGATTGCCAGCGCAAAGAAGCGCGAAAAAGACTACCGTAAAGACGGCCAAGAGGTCATTGAGATATATTCTGGCAAGTGTCCAGACAAAATCCCGTTCAATATTTTGTTCAGCAACGTCGAAACACTGCTGCCGGCGCTGTTCTCGCAGACGCCGCGTCCGGTTGTGCAGCGCCGGTTCAAGGATGAAGACCCGGTAGGCAAAGCGTCGGCAATGGCCGCGCAGAGAATGTTGGAGTTCCTGTGCGATACCAATGTGGAAGGCTACGAGACATTCGATCAGGCAATGCGGTACGCCACGCTTGATGGATTGCTTCCCGGCAGGGGTGTTACGTCGATCAAGTACGATGCCGAGATTATCGACCCTGAAGAAGGCTCTGAAGACCCCCCGGTAATGAAGTGGGAGCAGGTATGCCCTGACTCGCGTGGGTGGGACAAGGTGTATTTCGGCTATGCGAATAAGTGGTCGAAGGTTCCGTGGATGGCATACGAGGAGTATCTGGACAAGGAAGAATGTACCCGTTTGTTCGGTAAGGATGTCGTAAAAAACATCACCTTCACGAAAGGTGAAGATGAAGACGAGGATGATTCTGGCTCCAGAGGGACAGGAACGGGAGGCCGCGATGACGCCGATGCCCAAGGTAGCCGCAAGACGGCGCTTGTGTATCAGATTTGGGACAGGGCTGGCGGTAAGCGGATACTGTACATCTCCCCGGCGTACAACGACGGATACCTCAAGGAAGAAGACGATCCGCTCGGCCTGACAGGGTTTTTCAACTGCCCTCGACCGTTGCAGTTCATTGAGAAATCGAACGATCTGCTGCCGGTGGCGATGTACAAGCTGTACGAGAACCAGGCGAAGGAACTGAACAAGATCACCACCCGCATTGGCCGGGTAGTCGAGGCGCTGAAGGTGCGTGGCGTCTATGACGGCGCTTTGAGCGCACAGTTGGGTGACTTGTTCGAGGGTGCTGACAATACGTTGATCCCAACGGACTCCGCATCGCAGTTATCCACAGAGAAGGGTCTGGACAACGCTATCTGGTTTATGCCGCTGGAGAAGTTGATCACCGTAGCGACCAATCTGGTTGCGGCCCGTGAGCAGTGCAAGCGGGTGATCTACGAGATTACCGGCGTTTCCGACATCATCCGTGGTCAGTCTGTCGCTTCCGAGACTCTTGGCGCACAGAAGATCAAGGAGTCGTGGGGTACGATGCGGTTGAAGCGGTTGCAGAAGGAAGTGCAGAGGTACTCCCGTGATGTGCTGCGGATCATGCTGGAGATTGCCGCTACCAAGTTCTCGGTTGAGACATGGGCTTCCGCTACCGGCCTGCCGTTCGTGACTTCGCAGCAAAAGCAGCAGGCCCAGATGGTGATGCAGGCGCAACAAGCCCAAGCACAGCAACAGGCAATGATGGCTCAACAGATGGGGCAACCACCCTCACCGCCGCCGCCGATTGATCCGCAGATTGAGAAAGCCCTGTCTGCTCCTGAGTGGGAGCAGGTTCTTGAACTGCTCAAGAATGACGTTCAGAGGGCATACCGGATAGACATCGAAACCAACTCGACCATTGACGTTGAGGCTACCGAAGACCAGAAGCAAATCGGTGACTTTATGAACGCGATGGGGCAGTTGATGGCTGGCCTGACGCCGATGGTTGAGTCCGGTGCCATGCCGTTCGAAGCATCGCAGTCGCTGTTGCTTGCTGTGGTTCGCAGGTTCCGGTTTGGTGTTGAGGTGGAAGACCACTTCAAAAACATGAAGCCGCCGCAGAAGGGCAATGCCGAAGCAGCAGCAGCGCAGGCTGAAATGGCGAAGCAGCAGCAGGAAGCCAAGATCAAGATGGCTGAAATGCAACAGTCCGCTGCTCAGGCACAGGCTGAAATGCAGCAATCCGCAGCGCAGGAACAGCAAAAGTTGCAGATGGAGTTCCAGAGCAGGCAGGCAGAGATGGCGCTTGAAGTAAGGGCGGCGCAGATGCAGGCGCAGATGGACATGAACCTTGAGAGAGCCAAGTTGCAGGCACAGCAGGAAGTCGATGGTGCCAAGTTGGCATCCCAGCGCAGTATTGAGCAGATGAAGGCCAATATTCAGAAGGATACGCAACTGCAAATGGCGAGGATACAGGCTGATACGCAGATTCAGATAGCCATGATCAACGCGAGGGCGACAAAAGAGGCAGCAGAGTCTAAGGAAGAATCCACCGAAACCGAAGGAGACTGACATGGGATGCAAAGGCAAGGGCAAGCGCCCTCCGAAGAAATAACATGCCGCTTTACAACCTTTTGTGTGAGAACGGTCACAAGTTCGACCGATTCATCAAACTGGCGAACCTTGACGAGCCGCAGATATGCGAGTGCAACGCACAGGCGCACCGGGTGATCTCGGCTTGCATGTTCAACATCGATGCCACTAACTTTCCTGCGTATCAGTCTCCCACGACGGGACGGTGGATCACCGGGAAAGCCCAAAGACGTGAGGATATGGCTGCGTCAGGCTGCGTGGATTACGAACCGAGTCTGATTGCTGAACAGAACAAGCGTGTCGCACGGGAAGACGCGGAACTCGACAAGAAGGTCGATGAGCATGTCGAAAAGACCATCTACGAGATGCCGACAGTAAAGAAAGAGAAGCTGGCCGCAGAGATGGAACACTTTGATGTTGATGTAGTCCGTAACTAACCCACAGGAGATCACATGAGCGAAGAAGCAGTAGTCGAAGCGATTGCCGACAGCAGTCCCGTAGAGTCCGAAGGAATTGACATTGAAAGCACTTCCAACGATCTTGCGGCAGACCTGTTTCCCGACCATGAGCCAAGCAACGATCCTGAGAGCGAAGCGCCGGAACTGAGCGCAGAACCGGAAACTCAGGAACCTGTTAAGCAGCAGGAACCGGAGATCGTCAGCACCGCCCCGAAGTCGTGGCCGAAGGAGATGCACGACCACTGGGGCAAGATGCCGAAAGAGGCCCAAGACTACTGGACTGTCCGAGAGAAGCAGATGCTCGACGGGCTGGAGCAGTACAAGGGTGATGCCGGATACGGCAAGCAGATGAAGGAGGCAATCACTCCGTACATGGCGCTGATCCAGGCTCAGGGCATCGATCCTCCGCAAGCCGTCCAGACGCTGCTGAACGCGCACTACAAACTGTCGGTATCGAACCCCACGCAGAAGGCTGAGTACTTCCAGAGCCTTGCCCGGCAGTACGGGGTTGATTTGGGCGGTATGCAGTCGCAGGAAGGTCAGCAGCAAGTCGATCCGATGGTTCGGCAGCTTCAGGACGAACTGCACAACATCAAACAGGTGATTCAGTCAGGTAATCAGCAACAACTTGACGAACAACGAAATAAGATTCAGAATGAGGTCAATTCGTTCGCATCTGACCCGAAACATGCGTATTTTGACGAGGTTTCGGAAGAAATCGTGGCCCTGTTGAAGAACGGTGCTACGCTGGAAGATGCGTATGAAAAGGCAGTATGGGCAAATCCGGTCACTCGCCAGAAGGAGATGTCGCGTGTTCAGACAGAACAGCAAGCGGCGTTGAAAGCAAAGGCGATTGCCGAAGCAGAAGCAAAGAAGAAGGCAGCATCAGTAAATCTCAGAAATCGGGACAGCCAACGGACTCCTACAGGGCCACGGGCAACGATGTCTGGTCTGGATAGCGCACTCAGAGAAACAATGCGCGAAATCAAATCACGTCATTAACTCGTAGCACAACCTAAAGGAGCCAATCATGGCTAGCCCCAACAGCACCTTCACGGAACTGGTGACTTCCACCTTCCGCAAGGTTCGCAAGGATGTCAAGGACAACCTCACGAACCGCAACGCCCTTCTGAAGCACATGTACAAGCGCGGCAACTATCGCAGCGAAGACGGCGGCCTGACCATCGTCACCCCGCTCGACTATGCCGAGAACTCGACCTACCAGCGTTACAGCGACTGGGATCTGCTGAACATCGGCGCGTCCGACGTTATCAGCGCCGCCGAATACCAGTGGCGTCAGATCGCTGTCAACATCGTTGCCTCTGGCCGCGAGAAGCGCATCAACTCCGGTGAGAGCCGCATCTTCTCGCTGGCGAAGTCGAAGATGAAGAATGCGATTCGCACCTTCAACAACAACTTCTCGTCCGACCTGTACTCGGCTGGCACCCTGTCCAACCAGATCAACGGTCTGCAGGCTCTGGTTTCCGATCTCGGCACCGGCACTGTCGGCGGCATCGACTCTGGCGTCTATACGTTCTGGAAAAGCCAGATTTTCGACTGCTCGGACAACTCGGTGACTGCCTCGGCTACCACCATTGAGAACAGCATCATGCTTCCGCTGTGGCTCAATCTGGATCGCGGCCCCGATGACCAGCCCGACCTGATCGTGATGGACAACACGTTCTACAAGTATTTCGAGGCTTCGCAGACCAGCATCAAGCGCTACATGAGTTCCGAAAGCGCCAATGCCGGCCTGGTTTCCCTGAAGTACAAGAACGCCGACGTCTACTTCGACGGCAACTCCGGTATCCCCACGACCCACGCCTACTTCCTGAACTCGAACTATCTGGAACTGGTTGTGCATCGTGACGCCGATCTGGAGATCGTGGATTCGCAGCGTCCGATCAACCAAGACGGCGATGTGGTTCCGATCCTGTGGATGGGCAACCTGACTTGCTCCAACCGTCATCAACAAGGTTTGGCTCTGGCCTAACCGGACAAAAGGAGAAAATCATGACCTACGCAATTCATTCCCAAGCCGGCGCTCAAGCCATCGCCAGCACCAGCTCTACGGCGGTTCATCCGCTCGGCACTAAGGTGACTGCAACCGACCCCACCTACGGTCAGGGCGAGTTCATCTACCTGCTCGGAGTTGCTTCCACCACCGTTGGTGATCTGGTTGTTTACAACGCAACCACTTACCAAACCGCCCTGATGACCACTACCAACAGTGAGAACAAGGGTCAGCCGCTGGCAGTTGCGATGTCGGCAAACCTCGCCGCAGGTTACGGGTGGTATCAAATCCGTGGCAATGCGGTTATCAAGAAGACCGGTGTTGCGGTTACGCCGCAAGTTCCGGTGTTCATCTCGGCTACCGCTGGCCGTATCAAGGTTCTCGCCTCTTCTGGGCAGCAGGTTCTCGGCGCTCAGACGGCAAACCTGACCACGGTTGTTACCACCACCTCCACGGTTGTTGTGACGATCAATGCCCCGACTTCGCAAGGGCAGATCACCTAAGACGTGAGTTTTACCTACCCGCCCTCACAAGGGGTGGGTAGTATAAAGCTCATGCTTTCGTTTACAATCCTGTTGGTCGTTTGGGCGCTCATGCTCATAGTCATTTTCAGGGATGATAAATTCTAATGCTAGATCCTTATGCAACGCACCTTGAAGCACTGGTGAATGCAGCACTGGAATCAAAAGGGAACATTCTTGAGCTAGGCTGTGGAAACTACTCCACACCGATACTTTCCGCAGTAGTAAGGCATCGCGGAGACAACCTTTTCGTAAAGTCATCCAGCCCTGAATGGGCTTTGCAATTCACAGACTTTGCTGAAGTTGAGTTGGTTGATTGGGGATCGTGGGTTCCCTCTGGAAGATACGGGATGATCTTCCTAGACAATGAACAACTCACATTCCATCGAATCCAGTGGCTTCCTGAGTTAGCGAAGCATTGCGACACAATAGTCATGCACGACTCCGACGCGGCTATGCAACACGCGCACTATCCAGAGATGATCTCAGGATTCAAGAAGATAACCACCTACAATAAGCACATACCTTGGACGGTAGTAATGACATGCTGAATGTCATCTGTCTGAAAGCAGGAAAGGCTTACGGCCCAGAGTACGTCAATATCCTGTTTGATATGGTTCGCAGGAGCCTGACCGAAGGATTTCCAGGTAAGTTCTGGTGCATTACCGATGACCCGACCGGGCTTGATGATGGCGTAGAAGTTATCCCGTTGCCGCCAGATTTGGAAACGTGGTGGGGGAAACTCTACATGTTCAAGCGAGGTCTGTTCCGTGATGGGGCTAGATGCCTGTTCATGGACTTGGACACATTGGTAGTCGGCAACATTGACGAGATTGCAAAATACGACGGCCAGTTTGCTACTTTAAGAGACTTCTACTATCCGCAGCAACTCGGCCCGGCAATAATCGCATGGGAGGCCGGCGACTTCGCAGGATCTGTGTGGGGAGAATGGGTAGCTCAAGGTAAGCCGCGTCATGCGATGGGCGACCTATGGTGGCTGAACAATCTTGACCAAGGGCGCTTCGCAAAAGAGATTGACATTCTTCAAGATCTGTACCCCGGCAAATTCGTCAGCTACAAAGTTTCCTGCAAGCCGTACCCTCCGAAAGGAACTAGCGTTGTCTGCTTCCACGGTCAGCCTAAGCCTAGTAATTGCGGTCAGTCGTGGGTTGCCGGCGTATGGAAGGTTGGCGGTAACACAAGCACAGAACTGGAAGTACGCGCTAACACAGACTTTGAATCAGTCAAGGAAAATGTTTTATCAGCCTGCTCCCGTGATTTGCCGTGGCTTGAACTGAAGTCGGCGCATGATAGTCATGCCGTGATCGTTGCCGGTGGGCCGTCGCTTGAGCGCACCTTACCAGAAGTCAAGTGGCGGCATTTACTAGGCCAGACGGTCATTGCTCTGAATGGCACTGCCGAATATCTGAACAAGCATGGTATTCGGCCTGACATCCATGTGGTGATTGACGCTAGGGCGCATAACGAGCGATTTATGAATTCGTGGTGGAGCAAGGAACGATTTCTAGCCTCACAGTGCGACCCATCAGTATTCGACAAGTCAGGTGGCAACACCACGCTTTTCCACATGAACACCGAAGGAATCAGCAGCATTCTTCCGGCTGACAGGGTTGCTCACCTGATAAGTTCTGGCACTACTGTTGGGCTTGCAGCGATGGCGATTGCCTATACGCAGGGGTACAGGACTATTCACCTGCATGGATTTGACTCCAGTTATTCCGAGAACCATCACGCTTACGCACAACCAGAGAACGATCAGGATGTTACGGTAGAGGTATCTGTCGGGGATCGAACCTTCAAGTGCGCCGCATGGATGGCAACGCAGGCGCAGCAGTTTCAAGACCTTGCCTTGCAATTGGCAGCGGAAGGGGTAATAATCACGGTAGCGGGTGATGGTCTTATCCCTTATATCGCCCATTGTATGTCCAAAGGAGATTGACATGGCTATTACTGGCGCTCAGTTGCAAACCGCATTGGGAGATGGTTCCACCGATGCCAAAGTCACGCAGGAATTCGGCGTGGTCAGCACCTATCAGGAGTGGTATGTCGAGGGCAATCTCGATGCACCGGGCCGTGCCAAGCTGATCCGCACCACCGCTGCCGACAACGCGGCTACGCAAGCCGCTGCCGTCCTGACCGCCCTCAACGCAAACTAAGGAGCCTTACACATGTCCGTCGGAGAAGTGTCTAACCGCGAAGAACGTCCTGCCTATGTTCGCTTTGAGCGCCGCCCTGTCGAAGACAAGGAAGCCAGCTTGCGCGAAGGCAGGTACATTGCGAAGGATGTTGATTTCGCTTTAGTGACGCCGCCGTACTCCAAAGACTGTGTTGAGCAGAAAGTCACCCGTTGGCTTGAAGACCTTGATCGTGGTGTTCGTGATGGACGCATTCCGCAGCAGTGGGCAAGCCTGTGGAAAGAAGGCTACCAGAAGTGGCAGAACGGGCAGGAGATGCCGATCCACGGTACGCCTATCCTCGGTTGGGGAGTAGTGTCGCCGGCACAGCAGAAGATGCTGATCGCTATCAATTGCCTGACCGTGGAAGACCTCGCGCAAATCAACGACGAGGGCATGAAGCGCATTGGCATGGGCGCTTTAGACCTCCGCAACAAGGCGAAGAACTGGCTGGCTTCCGTGAAAGACCACGGAGGCTTGACTATCCAGATGTCTGCGCTTGAGTCCGAGAACAAGCAGTTGAAAGCAACGCTTGACGGGCTGAAGGCTCAGGTTGAGGCGCTGAAGCAAATGATCCCGCAGCAGCCACAGGTGATGCAACAACCGTATGTCGAGCAGGGCATCAGTGCTTCCGACTTGCTGGATGATGAGCCTGTCGTAGAGGTTGCAGAACCCGTAAAGCGCCGTGGCCGTCCTCCGAAGCAGGAAGCCCAAACAGAGATTTGAGAGGTAGATTGCCATGTCAATGTTGACCACGATTCAGCGATTCTGCGGTAGGACAAACCTATCCGTCCCGGCAACTGTCTATGGCACTACCGATCCTCAGATCAGGCAGATTCTTGCGCTTCTGGAAGAAGAAGGCGACGATCTGTCAAAGCGTGGCGATTGGAACGAACTCACGTTCGAAGCACTGCACACCACGACTGCAGTAGAAGACCAAGGAGCAATCACGACGATTGCTGCCAACGGGTTCAACTACATCAAGAACCAGACGATTTGGGACAGGGACTTGCGCCTCCCGGTGTATGTCATTGACGGCCCAAATTGGCAAGCGGCAAAGGCTATGGATTTGACCGGCCCACGGTATCAAGCCCGCATCCGTGGTGGCAGGCTGATCTCGAATCCTGTTCCGACGGCAGGCCATACGTGGGCGTTTGAGTACATTTCGCAGAACTGGATTCTCGGTGCCGACGGAACGACCTACAAGCAGTATTTCACGCTGGATACGGATACCATATTGCTGCCTGAATCCATCGTCCTGATGGGACTGCGGTGGCGGTTCAAGAAGGAAAAGGGATTGGAGTACGCTGAAGACTTCCGCACCTACGAGTCTCAGGTGATGGATGCCCTGTCGCGCAACGGGATGAAGCGTACCCTGAACATGGGCAATCCTGCTCCGATGGTATCGCCTGGTGTTGTGGTGCCTCTCGGATCGTGGATCACCCCGTAAGGGATTATTGTGGCTGAACGCATCTACGGCGACCAAAACTTTCGGTTCGATACTTCGAGCGAAGCTGTATTTGTCACTCAGGTTGGTGCTGATGGTGAGAGCGGAGCATCAGTATCAAACCCAGTTCCGATAAGCCTTGGTGACAGTGCGTCAGTAGATGCGTTTAACCGTCTGCGTGTCAGTCAGGCATTCACGCTGTTCGACAGTCAGCAGGAATACGGATTCGACACGCTGCGAATCTGGGATGCGACGGCAAACGGTACGCTGTCCTACTCGACTGGCGCTTCTGACGGCTCCGTGACGAGTGGAAGCAATGCAGTTGGGCCGCGTGACGCTAACACTCGGATGACTCCGATTACCTGCTCCAGCACCGACACGCATTACAGCATCCTTCAGTCCCGGCAGTACTTCCGCTACATCCCCGGCAAGAGCCACTTGGTTCTGATGACGGGCATCTTCGCTACCGGCGCTAACGCGACAGCATCATTCGTCAGGCGCACAAGCACTAGTGGTTCGATAGTGGATAACGATGTTCCGCAAGCGAGTTGGAACATCGACAAGTTCGACGGTACAGGCGTTTCTGGGCTTACCATCGACTTCACCAAGACGCAGATCATGTTCATCTCGGCGCAGTGGTTGGGCGTCGGACGGGTTGTCGTTGGATTTGACATCGACGGGCTACTGTACCCTGCCCATGCGTTTAACCACGCTAACCTCATTGCAGTACCCTACACGCAGACGTTCAACCTGCCGGTGCGTTACGAGGTTAAGACGGTAGGCTCCACGACTGAGGCGAGAGTCGGGTACTTTGATCACGCCAACGGAATCTTCCTAAAGACAGTCCGTGCGGTAGCTGGAGGCACGATCCAGTTTGTCTGCTGCTCAGTTCAGTCGGAAGGTGGTGAGGAACAGCGAGGGTTCCCGCAGGCACGAAGCAACGGCATCACGACGATCACGGTTACGACCCGTAGGCCGATACTGAGTCTACGTCCGAAGGCGACTTACAACTCGCTTACAAACAGAGCGCACATTGACTTGGCTGAAATCGCTCTAACAGCACAGACCAATGCATCGTATTGGGAGTTGGTGATCGGTGGAACCTTGACCGCAGGCGGTGGCGCAGCGACTTGGGTTAGCAACGGGACGAACAGCGTTGCGGAGTACAACATCAATGCTGACGCTATCACTGGTGGTGTGACGATCTATGCCGGATACGTCATGGCCGGGAGTGGATCAACGAAAGGTAGCGCGTTGGGTGATCTTGACCTGCGTGGGCCTCTCACGCTATCGCAGATCAACGCCCTGACTGCTACGCAACCCAACGTATCGCTTGTCTGCACATCATTCAGTGGTAACAGCATTCTCTCAGGGATGCTTCATTGGCATGAACAGGTGATTTGATGAGAACACCAATCCGATCCAAAGGCGTCAGGCAGCGTGTATCTCGCTCCATGTCCTATTCCGCACCTGTAGGTGGATGGAACGCTAGGGATGCTCTGGCGGCAATGAAGCCGAATCAAGCTATTGTTCTGAGCAACTGGTTCCCCAAGACTTCGTACTGCGAGATTCGTGGTGGTTATTTGAGCCATGCCACAGGCGCTACTGGATCAATAAAGACGCTTGCCGTGTATAACGGCATGTCTGGAACTTCCAAGATGTTTGCATCCACGCCTTCTGGCGTATATGACGTATCCAGCGCAGGGGCTGTGGGTGCTTCTGTAGCATCAAGGACTGATGGCAAGCACCAGTGCATCAACTTTGCTGACGGCACGAACCAGTACCTGATGATGTTCAATGGTGTTGATAAGCCTCTCTACTACGATGGTTCAAGTTGGATAGCGGTTGATGGTGTGACTTCTCCAGCCTTAACCGGGCTGACCACGACGAGCATTTTCAGCGCCTTTGTGTTCAAGGGAAGGCTGATATTTCTTGAAAAGAACTCGCTCTCCTTCTGGTATCTTGCTTCAGGGGTAGCTGGCGGCGCTTTGACCGAGTTCGATCTTGGTGGCGTTGCAAAGAAGGGCGGTTACTTGGTAGCCGCTGCAACCTGGACGATTGATGCCGGCGATGGTTCAGACGATAAAGCCGTGTTCGTAACCTCTGAGGGCGAGTGCTTGGTGTATCAAGGTACAAACCCTTCCAGTGCTACTGCATGGGCGCTGGTTGGCGTCTACGACATTGGCGAACCTCTTGGCCGCAGGTGTCTGACCCGGTTGGGTGGTGATTTGATCATCATCACGCAGAACGGTGTATTCCCGCTTTCTGCGGCCCTACAGACGGCGACGATTGATAATCGACTCGCTATCACCAACATCATCGAAGATGCCTTTGCCGACGCTGCTAGGTCGTATGGTGCCAACTTTGGCTGGGAGGCGATTCAGTACCCGGCTCAGGGTGCCATGATCGTGAATGTCCCGATTACTGAGGGCGGCACTCATGAGCAGTATGTGATGAACACCATCACAAAAGCGTGGTGCAAGTTCACTTCATGGAATGCCGAGACTTTCGCTGTGTTCAATGGCGAGTTGTACTACGCCACAGGAACTACGGTTCAGAAGGCATGGACAGGTACGATTGATGGAGCCAACAACATCATTGCTTACGGCAAGACGGCATTCTCGTACTTTGGTGATATGGGAAGCCAGAAGCGGTACAACATGTTCCGGCCCGTATTGACGGTGAATGGTACGCTTTCCTTCCTGACAGACATCGATGTTGATTTTAGCGACAACATAATGACCGGATCGACAACGTACTCGGTTACGTCAAGTTCGTCGTGGAACGCAAGTAATTGGGATGTGGCTAGCTGGGCCGCAGGAATGGAAGTCGTTAAGGAATGGACTTCTCCTGACGAAGACCTTGGCTACTGCGCGTCTGGAAAGATCAAGATTGAGACAAACAGCCTGACGGTTCAATGGATATCTCAGGATTGGATATTCGAGGTAGGGAACGCGCTGTGAGTGTTACCTACGACATTGAGCCGTTATCCGATTGCTGGCCTGAGATTGAAGCAATTGGCCGCGCTCATTGGCAGGAAACGATGGAGTATTACCGTGGGAAGCAGCCTTACGCGCCATCCTATGACCGTTACAACAGCTACGACAAGGCCGGATGGCTCATTACCTTCACGGCGCGGGACTCCGAGACAGGTCAGATGGTCGGCTACAGCCTGATGTATCTGGTGCCATCGATGCACACGCAGACCATGATTGCCACAGAGGATACGATATTCCTGCTGCCTGAGTACAGGCGAGGGAGGAATGGTTTGCGGTTCCACCAGTTCATTGAGTCCGAGTTGCGAGAGCGTGGAGCGCGGGAGATCGTGGTCACAGCGAAGCCGGGATCAGCCGCTTGCCGATTGCTTGAGCATATCGGGTTCAGCGTTATCAATCACCAATACAGCAAACACCTAGACGCGGCAGAGTCTTTACAAGCCGCATGATTTAACATATATTGCGCGTAGGGGCCGACAGTCCTGATAGCGAAACCCGTTAGGAGACTGTCCCATGTGTTCACCAAGTCCGCCGCCCGCCCCCGACTATACCGGCGCTGCCGTAGCCCAAGGCATTGCCAACCAAGAAGCCGCAACCGCTACTTCGCGCCTCAACAACCCGAATGTAGTGAATCCCTACGGGACTCAGACATGGACTGAGGGTGCTACAGCGCAAGACCGTCCGACGATGACGCAGACGTTCTCGCCGCAACAGCAAGCCCTGTATGATCAGTCGATGCAGACCAAGGGGTTGCTTGGTGGTCTTGGCACACAAGGCGCTACGGCGCTGCAAGGCGTTATCGGCAACAACCTTGACCTGAGTGGCGCACCGGCAGCACCAGGCTCCGCAGAGCAGACCCGTCAGGGTGCCTACGATGCCATCATGTCCCGCGTCAATGAGGACACGACAGGGCAGCGTGACCAGCGCAACTCGGAACTGATTGCAGCAGGTATCCGTCCCGGTACGAAAGCCTATGATGACGCGCAGAACCTGATTGGCCGGCAATACAACGATGCCCGTCAGCAAGCGATATTGGCTTCCGGTCAGGAAGGCCAGCGCGACTTCAACATGGACACGCAGCGCCGCAAGGACGCTGTTGCCGAGTTGCTGTTGGGCAGGCAGACTCCGTTGAACGAAATCAACGCCCTGATGAGCGGATCGCAGGTTAGCAACCCGTTTGCTGTACCGGGTGCAGCGCAGAACTCGAATGTTGCCCCAGCACCGCTGTTTGGTGGGGCGCAGGCGCAGGGTGCTGCGGATATGAATGCCTACAATGCACAGGCGGCAGGGAACAATGCCATGATGAGCGGGTTGTTCAGCCTCGGCGGTGCTGCTATTGGCGCTCCGGTTGGCACGTTCAAGTTCTGAGGACGATCATGGCAACTAACCAATACGGCCAAACCGAGTGGGATGCTGATCCCGAAACCGCTGCTGAACTGCGGCGTTTATCCAATCAGGAGAAGATGGCTGCTGCGATGATGCAGCGTGGTCAAGTGCCGCTTACTGGTGGCATGGTGGGTAACACCTATGTCGGCGCATCACCGTTGCAAGGGCTGGCGAATATGTTCCACCAGTACAACGCTAGCAAGGCTACGCAGGGTGCGGAGCAGGGCTACAAAGCGTTAAGTGACAGGAAGGCGCAAGAGTACGCTTCCGCGATTTCAGACTACAAGCGCAACACTGTCGGCACACCAGAGCAACCGATGGGGCCGCCGACTCCTGAAGGTGAGATGGGCGTCAAGCCTGCGTTTGCGCCTTCTCCTGATCAGCGCCGTCAGGCAATCATCGAAGCCGCTGTGAGTACGAATCCGCGTCTGTCGAAGATGGGGCAGATGGACTTCCAGATGGATGCTCGCAAGGAAGACAAGCAGGACGCTATCCGAGCAAGGATGGATGAACTTCAGTTGCGAATTGCTGAAGGCCGAATCACGAAGGAAGAAGCGGATAAGCGGGCTGCTGATCTTCGCCGTGAAATGCAGGAGTCTGCTTTTGCTAATCAGAAGTCGATGGTTCAGTTAGCGGCAGGATTGCGTCAGGAACCCGCACCCACAGTTACAGAAATTGTAAAAGACGGTAAGGCAGTAAAAGTCGACGCAAGGACTGGCCGCGTAATTGGTGAGGCGCTTGTTCAGGGCAAGGGTAAGGGCATGACGCCGACTGCCCAGAAGGAACTGATCCAGACTGATGAGGAAATTCAGGGTGGCGCACAGGCACTTGAGTTTCTTAAAGCGGCTAAGGGTATAAACAGCAAGGCAATGGGAGGTCTAGGTTCAGGCGCTATTGCTAACGTAGGGTCTATCCTTCCCGCAGCAATTCGCCCACAAACTGTTGATGACACTGTTGAATTGGATAACATTCTTCAATCGTCTGCTTTGCCTCAGTTGAAGGCGATATTTGGTGGTATGCCGACAGAAGGCGAACGTAAGATTTTGCTTGACGTTCAGGGTTCTTCAGGAAAGACAAAAGAAGTCCGTGAGGGCATTTTTAAGAGAGCGGAAGATGCTGTGAATGCTCGGCTTAGGTTTGCAAAAGAGAAAGCAAAGTCGCTCCGTGATGGAACGTATTTCTCTGATGACGGTACTCCAAAGTCATCTGCTTCTGGCGCTTCCGGTGAATGGAAAGACCTGTAATGGCTGATTGGGAATCCGCAGAGAAAGTCCAGAAGAACGATGCTGGAGAGTTTCGCGCCATGATTGGCGGCGAGTGGGTTCCTGTCGCCAAAGCACAGAAAAGCGATGCAGGTCAGTATCGTGTTATGCGTGGTGCTTCTGCCGCCGTCCAGCCAGCGCCGACTTCTGCGAAGGAACCTAGCCGATTTGAACAAATGGGCAGCAACCCACTTGTGCGCGGCGCTTACGGTCTAGCGGAAGCCGGGACACAGATGCTTACTGGCATGGGGGCGTCTGCTGTCGGCGGCATCGAAGGCATCAACAAACTGCTCGGTGGTGGTACGGTAGATCAAGCAGCAGAGCGTGTCCGTGCCGTGCAGGACAAGTACACCTATCAGCCAAGGACTGCTGAAGGCGAGGTAACGTCAAAGGCTGTAGCCCTGCCGATTGAGTACGCCGGGAAACTTGGCGCGTTCATGGGGAAGAACAGCGGGATTGCTGAACTTACCGGCACACAGCTTGGCGCTGAGATGATTGGCGAGAAGGCTCCTGAAGCCATTGCCACGATCCTGATGGGCCGCGCAGGACTGAACAAAGCAGCCAATCGTCCGAATGTAACGGGTACGGCACAAGACCCCTACCTGAGGTCTCAGGCGGCGCGGGAAAGCGTTTCCAATGCTGGTGTTATTGATGCAGGACGGATTGCAAACCAATACGGGATTGCGATTGATCCTCGCAAGGTCAATCCTTCAGTCAAGAACAAGGTTACAGAGTCATTTGTCAAAGCCAACGACAAGGCAGAGGCGCTTACCAAGGCTAACGTAGGCAGGCCAGAACAGGCGTTGAAGCTAGATGTCGGGATTGCGGCAGAGACTCCCCTATCGCTTGAGTCCATACGGGCTGCAAGAGATGCTGCCGGTGGATCACGCGCAACCATTCAGCAGATGGGTGGATTCACCGACGATGGAGCTGTTAGCCAAGCCATTGCACGACTTCAGCCGGCGCGTGTTATCGGTGATGAGGCCGCACAGAAAGTTGCGTCAAACCTGATTGATCGCGCTATCACCGACATCCAGAACGGGATGAGCGGCGCTGACGTTCTGCGGAACATTGAGCAACTTCGGAAAGAGGCTAGGGACATCCGCAAGGGTACTGATCTCGGCCCTGAAAAGATGGCTATGGCAAAGGTTCGTGAAGGCATCTCACGCGAACTGGAAGGCTTGATCGATCAGAACCTGCAGCGTCAGGCAGAAGCCAACCCTGCACTTGGGAAACTGCTCGACCAGTACAAGCAAGACCGTGCAACCCAAGCCAAGACCTACACTCTTGAAGACATCTTCAATGAGAACACAGGCAAGGTCGACATGGGTAAGTTGGCGAAACTTACCGCAGAGGACAATGCGCTGACCGGGCCGTTTGCTGACCTTGGTAAGGTTGCCGGTGTGTTCCCTGAGTCGTTTAGTTCCGGTGGGCCACTCTCTACCATTCAGCGGCATCTGGCTAGGTCAGGTGTTCCTGCTGCAATCGGCATGGGCGTTGGAACTGTGCTAGCGCCTGGTATGGGTACGTTGGGTGGTGCTGTTGCTGGCGCTGGACTTGGCGAGATGGCAAGTATCCTTGGCGCTCGCCGTATCGCATCACCGGGCTACCAGAGCAAGAACGCTATCCCTGTTGATGCTCGGCCAATGCGTCAGGCTCTAGGGTACGAGAAGACTCCGGTTGGGCCGGAACCCTTGTCGCTTGCTCCGGTGGGTGAGCCTTTGGTGCCTCCGACTCCGCAAGGGCCGGTTCCGCAGGGTCGTGGATTGATTGGAATGGCAGATGAAGGGGCAATGCCGGTTCGCGCAGAGCCTCAGATGCCTAGCGTCGAAATGCCAATTGAGGGGCGCTTGCAGCCTATGTATCAGCGCGGAGGTATTCCAGAGGAAAGTGGACTATCTTTGATCCCAAAAAGTGAGGGGTTAAAGATGCCAGAGGTGCAATACCCACCTGCACCTGAAGGCAGGGGGTTGTTGAGCCTTGCCGATGAGCAAGTAGCCGCAATCAAGAATCGTGGTGGAGCAGAGCGTCCTCCTGTGGATTTCATGGGCAAGACTGAGTTCTGGCAGCAGAAGCCAATGGTAGAGGCAACAGAAGCCTTCATTCAACGCGCAGAGGAACTGCGTTCTATCATCAACAACAAGTACCCGATTGACGGACGTAAGCAGGCTGCTGCGGCAATGGAACTTCAGGCTCTTGAGAAAGAGTTTGGAGCAGGAGCAAAACTAGGTGGATTGCGCGGAAAGTCAGACGCTTACTCTGCGCTGTATCAGGCTGGCGATACTCAGTTGCCGATACAGAAGACTTTCGATCCTCGCATCACCGCAGCAATACTTGGGAGGAAAT